ATGAGCGACGACATGGACGACGGCGGCGCGGACTGGGCCGGGACGCCCTATCCGGGGAGCGCGCCGGATGACGGCGGCGGTGGTGGACCGGTGCAGGTCGCGCCGGGCGTCTTCGCGGGCGATTTCGTGAACGGGAAGGGGTTGCTGGGGATGGTCCAGACGGCGGGCGCTGACGGTGGTGCGCCGCCGGCTGCGCCGGACTGGGGGCCCAATCAGCCGGTCGATCCTTATGACGCCTACGCCTGGATGCAGCGCCTGGGAGATCACGCCATCCCCTATAAGATCGACAACGGAAGGAACACGAAGGACACAGAGCTCTCGGTGTTCGAGGCGCGCGAAGGACCTGATGGGGCCATGCCGGGAGCCTACGGGATCGTGGACGCGGACGACTACGTCCCCGGCCAGCAAGATGATCAGCCCACCGATTGGAGACGATACCCCGCCCCGAACGTCCGCCAGGATTTGAGCCATCCGATCTTGCAGGACCCAGCCGCCTACCAGGCGGCGCGGACCTATCTGAACGGCAACCCGGAGAGCGCGGCCAGGGGTGCGAGGATCGACGCCGCGCACATTCCAGTCGTCATGATCCCGGAGGATCCGATCGCTACGCACAACACCCGGTTCGAGGTCGGTCCGCAGTCCTGGCCGAACGGCATCGTCTACTGGCATCCGCGTTTGGGGACACTAGTCCCGCTGGACGCATCGCGAGGCTCCTTTCGAGACGCCTTGATAGGCCGGGCGCCGGTGCAATCACCGTCCTTGGCGCTGGACCACGAATTCGGCCACGCGGACCGGTGGCTCCGCGATCCCGCTGGCTATGCGAAGGATCTCAAGCACAAGACCTACGACGACTGGACCAACCTCGAAGAGAAGCGGAACATCCAGGACGTCGAGACACCGGCGGCCCGACGGCTTGGCGAACCGACACGGAGTTCCCATGGTGGGACCTACGTCCCTGCACCCACCGTGCCGCGCAGGAAGTGAACAAAAAGGCAACATTTGGCTTGACGCGGGCCGGAGATGAAGGTCAGTCTGCGGTTCAACCGGGGGACAGCATGAGATCGGTCCTGTTGACTGCGGTGGTGCTGGCGTCGTTGGCGCAGGCGGGCTGCGCCAGCGTGGCGCCGCCGGCGGACATCTTGACCGACTCTGAATTGCTGGCCTACGCGAAAAAGGCGATCGACGAGGAGCCGTCGCTCAAGGGAACCGGCGCGTCCGTCGGCATACACCACGGATTGACGGTTAGCGCTTGGGTCAAGGCCTGCGATGGCAACATCTCCTGCGCACTCGAACCGGCCGTCGTCTTCTACCGGACCTCCGCCAAAGGCGCCGCTTGCAGGAAGGCAGGCGGGGTGGCGCTGGTCTACGCCTACAACATCGTCGCGTACTCGGCCTCCGTTGGGCGCTTCTGCGTGCCGGGAATTCTGGTGAGCAACAACCTCGCCGGTGTCGGCAGGCCGGAGCACGGCGACCGGTTCGTGAAGGACATCTATTAGACGGGGGCGGGATGAGAGCCGTTCTGTTGATCGCGGCGGTGCTGGCGGCCTTTTCGACGGCGGCGTTCGCGGCCGCGCCGGCGGATACCCTGACCGACGACGCCTTGGTCGCCCTGACCCAGGGCATGCTGGACATCAACAACCTGCGGGACATCAACGACCGCAGCCACGAGCCCAACCTCGCGGGCCGCATCTATCACGGCCAGCGGTTGAGCATCGTGCGCGAGGATCTGGGCTTGGCCCGGACCATCGGCTTCGACCTCCCGCGCGGCGTCTCCTGCAAAGCGGTGGGCGGGGTGGCCGAGACGTACTACGTGGGCGACTATGTCCCTTCGCCGCGTAACGCCTGCGTTCCAAAGGTGCTGGTGGATCGGAAACTCGATAGCGGCGTGGCGGTGCTGGGGCCGGAATTCACCGACGACGCCCTGAAGGCCTTCGCCGCGGAGTTCTTCCGGCACGCCGAATACCGCAAGCTGCCGCCAGCCAAAGTCCAGCACTACGTCGCGGGCACCTATCGGGGCCGATGGGTCACGACGGAAATTCTGTGCGACGTCGTGGGTTCGGCCGAGCCGCAATGCCTGCAGGCGGACGCGCCATTGATCGTGAGCCTGACCGGCGGCGACAGCATCGGCGACAAACTGGACTGTCCTGCGGACCTCGGGATGCGCGTCCGCTATGAGGCGCCCAACGAATACAAGTCGGCCCGCGTCCTAGCCTGCGTGCCCAAGGTGCTGCTCGCCTCGGACCTGTGGAAGCAAGGCCTGACGCCCGGCGCCAAAGCCGAAATCCTGCCCTAGGCGGCTCCAGCCGCCCCTTTCTTCAATTCGAAGGTTCTCCCATGACCCCTGAGCGTCCACGGCTCACGGGCGCGCCTCTGCGCGCGTCCGTGCAGCGCAATCTCACGCGCGGACCGACGGTCCGCAGTTTCCGCGCCAAGGCCAAGACCCATGCGCTGGAGGCGCTGGAGGCCCTGGCCTCGCTGGCGCAGGGCGCCGCGAGCGAGGCGGTGCGGGTGTCGGCGGCCAACGCCCTGCTCGATAGGGCCTACGGCAAGCCGATGAGCGGGGTGCGGGCCGCGTTGAAACCCAAGTCGGGCGAGGACGGCGAGGAAGTCGAGCTGGAGCTGCAATGGCTCGACGGCACAAGGTCCTGATCGGCTACGACCCGCGGCCGCCGTTCAAGGGCTTCCATCAGCGCGAGGAGCGCTGGGCCTGCATCGTCGCACACCGGCGGGCGGGCAAGACGGTGGCGGCGATCAACGAGCTGATCCTGCGGGCGGCGGGCTGCAAGCGGCCCGAGCCGCGCTTCGCCTATGTGGCGCCCTACGCCAGCCAGGCCAAGGACGCCGCCTGGAGCTATCTGCGCCAGTACACCTCTGGGATCGACGGTGCGGTGGCCAGCGTGTCGGAGCTCAGGGTCGACCTCCCGACGGGCGCGCGCATCCGGCTCTATGGCGCGGACAACTACAACCGCCTGCGCGGCATCTATCTCGACGGGGTGGTGCTGGACGAGTTCGCCGACATGGACCCGCGGGCCTGGTCGGAGGTGATCCGCCCGGCGCTGGCCGACCGGCAGGGCTGGGCCGCCTTCATCGGCACGCCCAAGGGCAGGAACGCCTTCTTCGAGCTCTACGAGCGGGCGGAGGCCTCGCCGGACTGGTTCGCGCTGCGGCTGAAGGCGTCGGAGACCGGGCTGCTCCTGCCGCAGGAGCTGCTGGCGCTGCAGGCGGAGCTGTCGCCCGACGAATATGCGCGGGAGATGGAGACCAGCTTCGAGGCGGCTGTGGCCGGCGCCTATTACGCCTCGGCCCTGAACGCGGCGGAGGCGGCGGGGCGGATCGGGCGGGCGCCGCACGATCCGGCGGCGGAGGTGCACGCCGCCTTCGACCTCGGCATCGCGGACTCCACGGCGATCTGGCTGGCGCAGTTCGTGGGCCGGGAGATCCGGCTGATCGACTACATCGAGAATGCCGGCGTGGCGCTCGACTGGTACGCGCGGGCGCTGCGCGAGCGGCCGTATCTCTACGCGCCCTTGATCCTGCCGCACGACGCCATGGCGCGCGAGCTCGGCTCGGGCAAGAGCCGGGCGGAGATGCTGCAGGCGATGGGCTTTTCCGTGCGGATCGCGCCGCGGATCGGGGTGGCGGACGGAATCGAGGCGGTGCGGCGTCTTTTGCCGCGGACCTGGATCGACGCAGGGCGCTGCGAGCCGGGCCTGCGGGCCCTGCGCGACTATCGCGAGAAGGCCGACCCCAAGCGGCGGATCGCGCTCGGGCCGCTGCACGACTGGACCAGCCACGCGGCCGACGCCCTGCGCTATCTGATGACCGCCTACGAGGAGCCGGAGAGCGCGCGATCGGCGGGGGCAGGCGGGCGACGCTATAGCCAAGGATGGATGGGATGAGCGACGACGACGAGATCAGCTACGACCCGTACGGCGACACCGACCCGAACAATGTTCCGGACGGCGGCTTCGGCCAGGACACCAGCGCCGGCGACGGCCCGCCGGGCGTTCCGGTGGAGGGGATGCCGGGCCTGCGCGCCGGCGTGTTCGGCGCGGGCAACGGGTTGCTCGGCATGGCGCGGGTGGAAGACCTCGTGGCGCGGCCGGGCGACGCGCGCCTGATGCTGGCGTCCGATCCGCGATCTTCGGGCCTAGGATCATGGTCGAAGGCCGATCCCTATCCAATGCCGTCCGCCTACATGTCAGATGGCCATGGCGGCGTTCAATTGCGGCCAGAGTTCGCCGCCACTCACCCCAAGGGGCCGACCGACTTTGGCGCGATGGCCCACAACATCGACTGGGGCGGGACCGCCTGGGACTTGGCCAAGATCGCCGCGAGCGCGGGGGCTAGCATGGCCTCTCCCTTCGTACCGAAATTTCTCGGTTGGGGGGCTGCTCCTGCCGAAGCAGTCGGTCCGGCCGGGACGGGCGCATTGCCCAATCCGTGGATGACCGGAGGGACGCTCGCCTGGAGAGGGGGAAGGACGCTCTACAAGCAGCACAAAGCCAATCCACGGAATGCCGACCCGGTCGTGAAGCCGGTCGTGGACAAGGCGTCGGGCGGGCTGCCTTGACTGCCGATCAGAAGAGGCCGCCGATAGCCTCGATCAGAGCGGCGAGTTTCGGCCGCGTTTTACCGTGACGCAGGGGCTTTATCGTCGCTATCCGACGGCGCCTTTCCGGCGGAACAAATCGCAGGAGGGCAAGCAGGAGAAAGAACGGCGCCAGAAGAATCGCGAACACTGCGATGGTGACAACGAAGTTCATACGCGGTTGGCCTCCGTCTTAGCCATTCGGTCCGCCTGCCAGTGGCCCAGGGCGACGCCCAAGAAGAGCGGCGCCAGCACCCAGATGATCCGGTCGATCCAGACATTGGCGTAGATCCGTTGGGCATGACTGCCCAGACCCATGGTGGCGACGAAGATCGCGGCGAGGGCCCAATGTTGGGTGGCGAGCGGCAGGCCGTCCCAGGGGTAGGATTTGCGCGGGGCGCCCGGGTCGATCCGCCGCCGCGAGCGAGCGTAGAGCAGCAGGATCAAGACAGCGAACGGTGCGAACAGGATCGCAAACACTGCGATGGTGATCAGCGTCGGGCTCATTCCGTCGAGCCTTTGGACTTCGACCCCGCCAGCACCTCGAGCAGGATGTAGAGCACGATCGCGCCCAGCATGCCCAAGGAGGGGGCGCGGTAGATGCGCCCGACGTTGAGGACGGTGGTGGTGACGAGGGCGATGCCCAGAGCCAAGGCCAGGACATAGGCGATCGAGAGCCGGTGTTTCCGCTCCTGCAGCGGGATGGCGATGCGCTTGTTCAGCGACGAGCGCAGAAAGAACGGCACGCACATGATCGCGACCATGCCGAACACCATGATCAGGATGCCGAGCGTGGGCGCGGAGTGCGACGCGACGTTCATGGGCGGGCCGTTCCTCAGGACCGCATGAACGCTAGCGTGCTCTGCGGGAGAGCGCCAGCCTTTTCGAACGAAACAAGAACAAATGCTTGACGACTCAGGCGACTCTGGGTAGGATATTTGTATTCCCGAGAGATGGGCCGCCGCGGCGACGCTCCCGGATTTCCGACATCGGCATCCCCATCGCTCGGCCCCTCGGCATGCCGTGAGCGGCGCGTTGTCCCAAGCGAGACGTGGCCGAGCGAACCCATAAGCAAAGCTTATCATCTGAGCCCGGAGGGCCCGTGGACGATCTCCTGAAAGAGGCGAAGGAGGCCTTCGAGCTGTGCGTGGCGCACGAGGCGGAGAACCGGGCGGCGGCGCTCGACGACATCCGCTTCGCGCGCCTGGGCGAGCAGTGGCCGGCCGAGGTGAGGAAGCGGCGCGAGCTGGACGGCCGGCCGTGCCTGACCATCAACCGCCTGCCGGCCTTCATCCGCCAGGTGGTCAATGACGCGCGCCAGAACCGGCCGGCGATCAAGGTGCATCCGGCGGACGACGCGGCCGATCCGGCGGTGGCCGAGATCATCAACGGCCTGATCCGCAACATCGAATATGTGTCGGACGCCGACACCGCCTATGACACGGCGCTGGACTGCGCGGTGACCAGCGGCCTGGGCTATTTCCGCGTCAACACCCGCTATTCGGGCGGCGACGGCTTCGACCAGGACATCGTCATCCAGCGGGTGGCCAACCCGTTCTCGATCTTCGCCGATCCCTATTCGACAGCGGCGGATTCGAGCGACTGGAGCCTGGCCTTCGTGGTCGACAGCATGGACCGCGAGCGGTTCAAGGCCCGGTACAAGGGCGCCGACCAGGTCGACTGGGATGCGCTGGGCTATTCGGGCCTGGCGGCGCCCTGGCTCGACGACGACCGGATCATGGCCGCGGAATACTGGACGCGGCGGCCGGTGAAGCGGCTGATCCTGGCCCTGTCGAACGGCGAGACGGTGGGCGAGGACGTCTATCGCGCCAACAAGGCGATGTTCGACGCGGCGGGCATGAGCGTGATCGGGCGGCCGCGCGAGGCGGTCTCCTGGGAGGTCAAGCAGCACCTGCTGACCGGGGCCGAGGTGATCGAGACCGTCGACTGGGCCGGCAAGTACATCCCGATCGTGCCGGTCTATGGCGACGAGGTGAACCTGGAAGGGCGGCGGCACCTGCGCTCGCTGGTGCGCGACGCCAAGGACCCGCAGCGGATGTTCAACTACTGGCGCACGACGTCCACCGAGCTGGTGGCGCTGGCGCCGCGGGCGCCGTTCATCGGGCCCAAGGGCGCGTTCAAGACCGACGCCGACAAGTGGGCCACCGCCAATGTGGAGAACCACGCCTATATCGAGTTCGACGGGCCGAGCCCGCCGATGCGCCAGGAATACGGCGGGGTCCCGGCCGGGGCGCTCCAGGAGGCGCTGAACGCCTCGGACGACATCAAGTCGATCCTGGGCCTCTACGACGCCTCGCTGGGCGCGGCCGGCGGCGAGACCTCGGGCCGGGCGATCCTGGCGCGGATGCGGGAGGGCGACGTCTCGACCTTCCACTTCGTCGACAACCTGTCGCGCGCCATCCGGCATGCGGGGCGGATCCTGATCGACCTGATCCCCAAGGTGTATTCCGAGCCGCGCATCCTCAGGGTGCTGGGGCCGGGCGGGGAGCCGGCTACGGTGGCGGTGAACCAGCCGGGGCAGCCGGGGCAGGGGGCCGATCCGAACCTCGGCCTCTACGATCTTTCGGCCGGCAAGTACGACCTGACGGTGGAGGCCGGGCCGAGCTTCACCACGCGGCGCGAGGAAGCCGCCAACCAGATGATCCAGCTGATCCAGGCCTTCCCGCAGGCGGCGCCGGTGCTGGGCGACCTGCTCGCCAAGAACCTCGACTGGCCGGGCGCCGACGAGATCGCCGAGCGGCTGAAGACCTTGCTGCCGCCGCAGCTGCAGCCAGGCGCGCAAGGCCAGGGGCCGGATCAGCAGGTGCAGGCGCTGCAGCAGCAGCTGGCGGCGCTGCAGGCCGACAAGACCATCCAGACCCGCAAGCTCGACATCGAACAGTTCCGCGCCGAGACCGACCGGATGGAGACGCTGAACAAGGGCGGGACGCGCTAGAGGCGGCTTACGACGCGTCGGCCTTCGCCGGCGTCGATGGCCGCCTGAGCGGCGGCGGGATCGTAGTCGGCGCCCTCGGCCAGCGGAGGCAGGACGATGACGGTGATGGTTCCGTCCGGGGCCTGCTGGTAGGCGGTGGGGCAGCGTTCGTCCGTCTCGCCGATGTCGATGTCGCGGTCCGGCGTGATCAGCCACATGCGCTGGCCGGCCTGGGCCCAGATGGTGCGGCCCTTGAACCAGAAGTCGCTCGCCCAGCGACGGAGCTGGCCGTGCACCGGTTCGCGCCGCCAGGCGGAGGGATCGGCCGGATCGGCGCGGGCGATGATGCGCCGGCCGCCGTCGTCCATGGTCATGACCACCTTGCAGCGATCCGGGCGGACCGCGTCGGGCATGGTGGGGCTGATGGTCCACAGGCACTGGAAGTTGCGGCAGGACGGGGGGCGGGTCTCGTGGACCCCGCAGCCGACGCCGGCCTTGAAGTGATCGCACCACCGCCCCATCGGCTTTGCCAGTTCGTCGACGCGCATGACCTTGCAGCAGAGGCTGCAGGGGCCGCAGGCGCGGGGCGGGGGTGCGGACATGCAAAGGCTCCCTGGCGCGGTTTCCGACGCGGTTTCTGGCGCGCCGTTCCACGATCACTACAGGCCGGCTCTGGCCGAACACACAAGGACCGATGGCGTGAGTGACGAATTCGATATCTATGGCGACGCCGATACGGGCGATGTTGCCGCCGCCCAAGAGCACGGTGGTCCGGATGGCGGGGACGATGTCAGCGCGTCTCGGCCGCCCACGAACGCCGGCGCTAGCGGATCGCCCGGCGTGGCCGTCCCCGGCTATCCGGGCTTGCGGGCGGGCGGCTTCGGGCAGGGTGGCGGAGCGCTCGGCCTTTACCGCGTCGGCGAGGATCAAGGCGCCGGAGCGTCGGGAGCGGGCTTGACGCCGGTCGCCTACTTCGGGAAGGGACCTGAGGTCCTGCCCGACTACCAGACGAAGAGTTGGCGTTGGAATGATCCCACCGCCGTTGATTGGGACACCGAGCGTAAGCGCCTGCAACTCGGGCAGGTGCACGCCATGACCGACGCCATTGAAGCCTTGGGAATTGTGGGCGTCCTGCCGCCCTGGACCGGTCGAGCCGTCGGTGTGGCCGGCGCCCTCCTGGGGCATGGGGAGGCCGCACACCTTCAGGATCAGCTCGACGCGCTCGAAGCGCGCCGCAAGCAGCTCAAAGAGCAGTCCAGCAGCTAAGCGGATTCACTCGGCTTTTTCCGATCCGATCTCAACCGCCGGTCGGCGCTCCAGAATCCAGAGGCGCGGCCGACGAGAAAGCTCACGCCGCCGCACTCCAACAGGAACCAGACCTGCGAAGACGTCTCGGGGACCTTGAAATGCCGCGCCAGGATGTCGGTGACGATAGCCACGACCACGGCAAGCGAGATCGCGTTTCGGGAACCGTGGCGCAGCGCCAGGTTCGCAGACCGAAGCCCGCTGTAAGCGTTTCGAATGGGCCATAGCGCATCCTTGGCTTGCCAAAAGCCCTTCTTCGGCGCGTCCGGCGACGGCTTATCCTCGTTGTCCGGCCAGACCATGCCGATGCAGAGCACGGCCATGACGATGTAGAATGGGACGAGCGACGTTCCGAGCATGACGCCTGCGATGGCTTTGCTGTTGGGTCGTCCACTTTGATCTAGAATTTGGACAAATCAAGAACATTTGGCCCCGGCAGCCGCAAGTCCAGCCGCCCGGCCGCCCCTTAGCTCCCCAATCGAGGACAAGATGACCCAACCCAACGGGGCCGCGAGCGCGGCCGCGGACGACGATGTGCGTCCGGATGAGATCGAGCCGGAGGCCGAGGCTCCTGAGCCCGAGACCGTCCTGATCCAGCACGAGGGACGGACCTATCAGCTGCCGGCGGCGCTCAAGGGCGCGCTCATGCGGCAGGCGGACTACACGCGCAAGACCCAGGAACTGGCTCATCAGCGGCGGCTGCTGGACGCGGGGCGTCAGGTCCTGGCCGAGCAGGCGAAGCGGCATGGCGACCATCTGATGGATCATGCGCGGCTGGCCGGACTGGACGACCAGATCGGCCGCCTGGAGCAACTGAACTGGCCGGTGCTGCAACGGCAGAATCCGGCTCAGGCGCAGCAGCTGCTCAACCAGCTGTTCCAGATGAAACAGGCCCGCGAGATCGCCGCGGGACACCTTTCGCACAAACAAGCCGTGAGGGCATTCGAGCAGCAGCGTCAACACGCCAGGCAGGTCGAACACGCCCAAGCGGTGGTTGCGCGGGATATCGAAGGCTGGTCGCCCGAACGGGCCGGCCGCCTGGTGCAATACGCCCTGAGCCACGGGATCACGGAAGACGAGCTGCAGACGCTCGCCGACCCCCGGCTGGTGACGATCCTGCACCACGCCTGCCTCGGCCACGAGGCCCAGCAGCAAGCGTCGGCCGCCAGACGGCTGGCGAAGGCCCAGGCCGTCCGCCCCGCGATCGAGGTGGGCGGATCCGGCTCGGGCCCCACCGATCCCAACCGCATGTCGACCGACGACTGGATGAAGCACCGGCGCGGTCAACTCCGCTCAAAGGCCCGTAATCGATGACCAATTCCCTCCTCACCCCGCAGCAGATCACGCGCGAGGCGCTGCGCGTGCTGCACAACAAGCTGACCTTCATCGGCGCCATCAACCGCCAGTACGACGACAGTTTCGCCAAGTCGGGCGCCAAGATCGGCGACACCCTGAAGATCCGGCTGCCCAACCAGTTCACCGTGCGCTCCGGCGCGACCCTGGCCGCGCAGACCGTCAGTGAACAGAGCGTCTCGCTGCAGGTCGGCACTCAGAAGGGCGTCGACATGAACTTCTCGTCGCTCGACCTGACCCTGACGCTGGACGATTTCTCGAGCCGCATCCTGGAGCCGGCCATGGCCGTGCTGGCCTCGGCGCTCGAGGCCGACGCGGTCAGCATGTACAAGGACGTCTACCAGCAGGTGGGCACGCCGGGGACCACGCCCAACACCCTCCTGACCTACCTGCAGGCCCGCGCCCGGCTGAACAACAGCTTGGCGCCGATGGACGCCAACCGCACCGCGCACCTGTCGCCCCTGGCCACCGCCACCATCGTCGACGCCCTGAAGGGGCTGTTCCAGGACTCATCGGCCATCCGCGAGCAGTACCGCGAGGGCTCGATGGGCCGCACCGCCGGCTTCGACTGGTACGAGAACCCGCTGGTGCCGACCCACACGGTGGGCAACACCGTGGCCGGGGTGCAGGTGAGCGGCGCGGGTCAGACCGGCTCCACGCTGAACATCAAGGGCGTGGCCAACGGCAACACCTTCGCCAAGGGCACGGTGTTCACCGTCGCCGGCGTGCTGGAGGTGCACCCGGAGACCAAGGCGGCGACCGGCCGGCTGCAGCAGTTCGTGGTGGCGGCCGACGCGACCATGACCGGGACGACCGGTTCGATCAGCATCAGTCCGGCGATCGTGACCTCAGGCGCCGGCCAGAACGTAGCGGCTTCGGCGGCGGACTCCGCGGCGTTGACCATCGTGGGTTCGGCCAACACCGCCTACGAGCAGGAGCTGGCGTTCCACCGCGACGCCTTCGCCTTCGCCACGGCCGACCTGGTGATGCCCAAGGGGGTCGATTTCGCGGCCCGCGAGGTGTTCGACGGCGTCTCGATGCGCATCGTGCGGGCGTACGACATCAACAACGACGCCTTCCCGTGCCGGATCGACGTGCTCTACGGCTACAAGACGATCCGCCCGGCCCTGGCCTGCCGCGTGACCGCGTAACCGTTCCTCCCCACCGGAGCACGCAAAGCGTGCTCCAGAATCTTCGTCTAAGCGCGTTCCGCAAAACCGGCCTCCACTTTTGCGGAACGCGCTCAGGCCGGAGGGCGGCGACGTCCTCCGGTGCTTTTTCCTGACATCTGATCGGAGGCGGCCTTGCCCCTTGCGAGCTATTCCGACCTCAAGGTCGAGGTCGCGTCCTGGCTGCGCCGGGCGGACCTGACGGCCGAGATCCCGACCTTCGTCGCCTTGGCCGAAGCCCAGATGAACCGGCGGCTCAGGGTCCGGCCGATGGCGGCGCGGCTCAGCGCGAGCTGGGCGGCGGAATATGTGAACCTGCCGGCGGATTTCCTGGCCGAGCGCGAGGTCTCGGTGGCCGACGGCGCCGGCGGCAGGCACAGGCTGGCTTATCTGGCGCCCGAGCCTATGGACCTGGCCGCGCTGACGCCCTCCAGCGGGCGGCCGCGGTTCTACAGCCTCTACGGCGGGCAGATGAGACTGCATCCGGCGCCGGACCAGGCCTATACGGCCGAGCTGGTCTATCTGCAGGCCATCCCGGCGCTGTCGGACGCCAGCCCGTCCAACTGGCTGCTGGCGGCCCACCCGGACGCCTACCTCTACGGCGCCCTGGCCCAGAGCGCCCCCTACCTGAAGGCCGACGAGCGGCTGGCGCTGTGGTCGAGCCTGTTCCTGGGCGTGCTGGCCGACATCGAGGCGGCCGACCGCACGGGCGCGCAGGCCCGGCTCATGACCGACGCGCCGGCGCGGCGCGGCTCCTTTGACATCATCCGAGGCTGAGCATGGCCGACACCACCACCGCGAACTATGGCTGGACCAAGCCGGAGGTCGGGGCGAGCTCCGACACCTGGGGAACCAAGCTCAACGCCGACCTGGACGGCATCGACACGACCGTGCACGGCCTTGCGACGAGCACGTCGCCTTACCTCGTGCCGTCGGGCTTCATCGGCCTTTGGCATGGATCGTCCGGTTCGATCCCGTCCGGCTGGTTCCTGTGCGACGGGACCAACGGCACCCCGGACCTGCGCGACCGGTTCATCGTCGGGGCCGGCGGCGGCTACGGCGTCGGAGCGACGGGCGGTTCGACCTCGCAGAGCATCAGCGTCAATGGCCACGTCCTGAGCGTGGACGAACTGCCGCCGCACAGCCACGGCGTCAACGATCCCGGACACAGTCACGGCGTCAATGACCCTGGGCACGGCCACGGCGTGAACGATCCGGGCCACGCGCACGGCATCAGCGGCTGGCCCACGGGGGCCTACATCGGAACGCCGGGCTTCGGCAGCGCCCTGGCCGGCGGCAACACGGTGCAAGCCTACGGCGTCCCCACCGGCACCGACGGGGCGGGGACGGGGATCAGCATCGCCGGCTCCGGCACGGGGATCTCGCTGAACGGCAGCGGGACGGGCGTGAGCACCCAGAACATCGGCTCTGGATTGCCGCACAGCCATGCCGCCTCGGGCTCGGACAACCGGCCGCCGTACTACGCCCTGTGCTACATCATGAAGGCCTAAGGCCGTGGCCCTGATCTCGATCGCCTTGCCGCCCGGGCTCTACGCCAACGGCACGCTTTACCAAGCCAAGGGGCGCTACCACGCCGCCAACCTGATCCGGTTCTCGCAGGACGAGGTGAAGCCGGTGGGCGGATGGCAGCTCCGCTCGCCGACGGCGGCTGCATTCAGCGGCGCGGCGCGAGCTGTGACGGCCTGGACCGACAACAGCCAGAGCCGCTGGATCGCGGTGGGCGCCCATTCGAAACTCTATGTGCAGGATGAAGCCGGCCACAACACCGACATCACGCCGGTCGGCTTCTCGGTCGGCCTGGCGGACGCGACCCAGAACCTCGGTTTTGGCGGCGGCCCCTATGGCGCCAGCAATTTCGGCGCGCCCCGGCCCAACACGGTGGCCTATCTGCCGGCGACGGTGTGGACCCTGGACAGCTGGGGCGAGCACCTGGTCGGCTGCAGCGACCATGACGGCAAGCTCTACGAATGGGGTCTGAACACATCGGTGAAGGCCGCGCCCATCACGGGGGCGCCTACGGGCTGCAGCAGTCTGGTGGTGACCAGCGAAGGGTTCCTGTTCGCCTTGGCGCCCATGGGAAACGGACGACGCGTGCAGTGGTGCGACCAGCAGGACGATACGATGTGGACGCCCGCGCCCACCAATCAGGCCGGCGATTTCGACCTGGCTACCGCGGGAGTCCTGATGGCCGGGCGCGCCCTGACCGGGCAGACCCTGCTGCTGACCGACGTGGACGCCTGGACCGCGACCTATATCGGCGCGCCGCTGGTCTATGGCTTCCAGAGGGCGGGCACGGGTTGCGGCCTCGTCGCCAAGGGCGCGGTCGCTGCGCTGGACGCGGAGGCCGTGTGGATGGGGCAGGGTGGGTTCTGGCGGTTCAACGGCCAGACGGCCGAGCCGCTCGATTGCGAGGTGGCCGACGCCGTGTTCGGCGACATGAACCCGAACCAGCTGTCCAAGACCACGGCGGTGCTGCTGGGCGGACCGGGTGAGGTGTGGTGGTTCTATCCCTCGGGCGCCTCGACCGAGAATGACCGGTACGTGGCCTGGACCTATCGCGAGAGCCGAAGGCTCGGCCGCAACATCTGGACGACAGGCCAGCTGACGCGCCTCGCCGGCGCCGGCAAGAGCGTCGGGCGGACGCCGCCCCTGATGACCGACCAGAACGGCTATCTCTACGAGCACGAGACCGGGCTCGACTGCGGCGGCCTCTCGCCATTCCTGGAGACCGGGCCGATCGAACTGGGGCAGGGGGAGGGCCTGATGGAGATCCAGAGGATCGTGCCGGACGAGCGCAACGCGGGTGACGTGGAGGTTTCGCTCACCGGCCGGATGTGGCCGAACGGACCGGACCTGGATCTGGGAACCTACAGCCTGGCGAGCCCGACCGATCTTCTGGCGCAGGCGCGGGAAGTGCGGGTGCGCTTCACCGCCACGCGCAAGGCCGATTTCAGGATCGGCGGCTTCCGGCTGGAGGTCGTGCCGGGAGACGGTCAATGAAGCTGGCGCCGGCTCCGCCTCAGTACGACCCGGCCGACCAGACCCGCATGCGCGCCGAGATCGAGCGTGCCGACGCCCAGAACCTGAAGCGGGGCGTGGCGACCACCTACCTGCTGCTGGCCAAGTCGGACGGCGCGGTGGGCAAGCTGACGGTGAACAGCTCAGGCGTGCTGGTTTGGACGGCGTTGCCATAGAAGCCGCGGATTCGGCCTGGCGGCGCTGCCGGCCCTACGTCGAAGCGGCGCTTGTCCGCGCCGGCGGCACCCACGACATCGATGATGTCGCCCGGCTGATCGAGCAGGGCAGGGCGCACTTCTGGCCCGGCCGGCGCTGCGCCATCGTCACCGAGTTCTACGACTATCCGAAGCTCAAGGCCTGCAACCTGTGGCTCCTCGGCGGAGACTTGAAGGAACTCCTCGCCATCCGTCCGGCGATCGAGGCCTGGGCGAGGGCGCAAGGCTGCTCACGCATCCTGGGGGGCGGGCCGCGGCGCGGGTGGACGAGGGTGCTGTCGCCGCTGGGCTACCGGCCCGAGTGGATCATCTATGGCAAGGACCTTCATCCATGAGCTTTTCGGCCAATCACCAAGACTCGAGCAACACCAGCACCAGCACGCTCGATCCCCGGTACGCCAGCACCGTGTACGGCAACTTCGACCGGGCCCAGGCCCTGGCGAACACGCCCTTCCAGCCCTACGCCGGCCAGCGCGTGGCGTCGTTCACGCCGACGCAGCTGCAGGCGCAGAGCGCGCTGACCAACATCGGACAGGGGAACATTGGGGCGGGCGCCTTGCAGACCGGGATCGACCTCGCGTCGGGCGCCGGGAACTACCAGCCGCAGAGCGTGACGGCCGCGCCGCTGACCAGCGTCGACCTCTCTGGCTACATGAACCCCTATAGCCATCAGGTGATCGACGCCGCGCTGAGCGATATCAATCGGCAGCAGCAGATCCAGGACCAGAACGACGCGTCAGCGGCGACCCGGGCCGGGGCGTTCGGCGGCTCGCGCTCGGCGGTGCTGCAGGGTCTGGACCACGACAACTACGCCCGCGCCACGGCCTCGACCGCCGCCAACCTCAACCAGGCCAACTACGCACAGGCGCAGGCGGCGGCGCAGAACGACCTTCAGCGGCAGCTGGCGGCGAGCCAGGCGAACCAGAACGCGGGATTGCAGGCGACGGGCCTCAGGCTGAACGCCGCGGGCGCCCTGGCAGGGATGAGCGGCCAGCAGCTGAGCCAGGCCCTGCAGCGGGCCGGCGCCCTGCAGACCGCCGGCGACGCCCAGCAGCAGAACCAGCAAGCCCAGCTCGACGCCCTCTATCAACAGTGGCAGCTGGCCCAGCAGTATCCTGTGCAGATGCAGCAGCTGCTGAACCAGACGGTCGGGCTGATCCCGCAGACGGGCACGACCACCGGCAAGGGCAGCGCGACCAGCTACGGCGGAGGCTTCAAGATCAGCCCGCCCGACTTCATGAACTGGTCGATCGGAGGGTTCGGTGGCTCCTGACCTGATCGCGCTCGTCGGGGTCGGCCTGACCGAAATTGGGCTGTTCGCCAACGCCGCCTTGTTCGCCTTCTTCCTCGGCAAGCTGTCAGCTCGCCTGACGAGCCTCGAACACCGCTCGCGGGACATGGAGGACGGCACGGCCGCTCTGGCCGCCATGACCGCCACCTTGCATGCGCTCAAGGAGAGCGTGGACGACATCAAGGTGACCTTCTCGCGCCGCTTCGAGGCGGTGGAGCACACGGTGAAGACCCTGCTGATGGCGCGCTCGGGCCGGACCGTGGTCGCCGAAGACTGACGAATACCGGAGGGGAGATGACCGAGCAGGAGCGGTTCGACCGCTGCCTGGCCGAAGTTCTACGCCTCGAAGGCGGCTACGTAGACGACCCGCGCGACGGCGGCGGCCCGACCAAGTACGGAGTCACCCAGGCGACGCTCAGCGAGGCCGTCGGCCGGCCAGCCACGGCGGCGGATGTGGCGGCTCTGACGCCGGCGCAGGCGGGCGACATCTATCGGCGGCGCTACTGGGCGCCGACCCGCTGCGGGGAACTGGCCGCCGGGCTGGACCTGGTGGTGTTCGACGCCGCCGTGAACATGGGGCCGGGAACGGCCGCACGCCTGGTCCAAACCGCTCTGGGCGTCACGGCGGACGGGGTCATGGGCCCACAGACGCTCGCCCGCGCTGCGGAAACCCCGGCGGCGGTCATCATCCGATCGGCCGTGAACCTGCGGCGCAGGCGCTATCGAGCGCTGGCCGGTTTCGCCGCGTTCGGGGCCGGCTGGCTGCGCCGCGCCGACGCCGTCGAGTCCCTGGCCCTGGCCTGGGCTGACTCCAATAGGAGCATGTCGTCATGATCGCCCTTCTCGCGCGATGGAAGATCTTCGCCGGGGCGGGCCTGGGCCTGCTGCTGGCGGCGCTGTTCGCCCTGTGGCGGATCGAGGCGGCCCGCGCCGGCCGCTTTGAGCAACAGGCCCAGGCGGCGCAGGCCGCCGACCGTACTGACCAGGCGAGGGCGTCGGCCAGCCAGGTCGCGGAGACGGTGGTCGGCCGGGGCGCCGCCCGTGATGCCCGGGCGCTCAGCCTGCACGAGGAGAACAGCCATGCGATCCAGACTACGCCCGGCTTTGACCAGGGCCTTGATCCTCAGCTCAATGATGCCGGCCGCCGCGGGCTGTGCAACTTCACCGAGTATTACGCAAGTCAAGAGTGCATTCAGCTGCGCGGCGCTGATTCCGGACAGCGACCGCAAGCCGGTGTCGCCGACGGCCCTGCCGCCCCCTGACGCCACGGCGGGCGCGGTGTGGATCGCGCTCGACGGCCAGACGGCGCGCCTGGATATCGCCAACGGACATACCGCCGACGTCGCGGCGATCATGGACCAGTGCGAGGCGGAGCGAGCCAAAGCGGCCGCACCGGCATCGATCTGGCCCTTCTTCCGGCGCTGAACGCCGCTTCCCTTCTTTCTTCTTGCCCTGGAGACTCTGATGACAACGAAGGCGTGGTCCCTGGCCGCGGCCCTGGCCCTGGCGTGCGCGCCCTGCGCCCGCGCTGCCGATCCGATTGGCTATGTGGCCGGCGACGGCGTGAACACGGTGCCGGTGACGGCGGCGACCCCGCTACCGGTGACGCTGGCCAACGGCGCCGCCGGAGCAGCGAGCACCGACGCTTCCGGGACAGTGGTCACCGGCGGGACCTATCAGACCGTGTTCGTGGCCAACGCCGGCCGCCGAGGCTGCCTGATCCAGAATCCGGTGACGGCAAGCGAGGCCCTGAACGTGAAGGCGGGCGTCATGGCGAGCCCGTTCACGGTGCCGATCGGCGGCAGTTTCAGCTGCGCTTCGCCGGGCGGACTGGTGGTGACGGACGCGATCTCCGTGACCGCGGCCACGACGGCCCACGCTTTCGCGGCGGTGTCGCAATGAGGAGACGGGCCATTGTGTCGCGGGGGGCGCTCACGTCGCTGGCCCTGCTGTTCGGCGCCCAGGTGTCTTCCGCAGGCGCCCAAACCATTTCGCAACCGGCCGGATGCATCGCCGGCGCCGACTGCGCGGCCAAGAGCCTGACCGTCAGCGGCGGCCTGACCGCGAACAGCGGACTCATCTCCGGCGCTTCGCTGTCTTCGCTGAATGGCGTGTCAGTGGGCAGCACGGTCGCATGGAATAACGACACCTTCATCCAGCGTGACGCGGCGAACACCCTCGCCCTGCGCAACGGCGCCAGCGCCCAGTCCTTCAACGTCTACAATACCTATACGGATGGGGCGAACTACGAGCGCGGTGAATTGGTGTGGAACGGCAATCAATTCTTCATTGGCACGACGAACGCCGGCACAGGCGCAGCGCGCGGCATGGTCTTCAAGACAGCCAATGCCGGCCGCTGGCAGATCGACGGCAGCGGCAACTTCACGGCGGCGAACGACAACAGCTATGACATCGGCGCCAGCGGGGCCAACCGGCCCCGAAGTGTCTACGTCGCCACCAGCACTATCTCGCCCAGCTTCTTCGCCGGCATCGGGGGCACGAGCGGCTACTACGTCACCGGTCGGTCCGGACTGCTCAGCGGCGCCGACGGCAATTGGCTGATGACCAACAATGCCGGCACCAATTTCGGCCTGCTGCAACTGGGCGGCACGACCTCAAGCTTCCCGGCTCTCAAACGCAACGGGAGCGGCGTCGATGTTCGGGCCGCCGACGACACCGCCTATGGCAACCTGAACGCACAGGCGATAACTGCGAACGCGAGCTATGTCCGTACCTCGGCCTTGAATGTCTCCGGGCTCTCGACCTGCAACGCGGGACTTGATGGCGCCCGGGAATCTGTCAGCGACAGCACGGTGGGAATGAGCGGCAATTTCGGCGCCGTCGTGACGGGTGGAGGCTCCAACCACGTCCCCGTCTACTGCGACGGGGCCAACTGGAAGATCGGCCGAAATAGTTCGTGGCCGTCCGCCGATCGGTCTGGCTGGCTTCACAGCTTAGGTTGATCGCGGTCACGCCACGTGGTGCTTAACTTGAGCCTTGTCGGAACCTAAAGATCCCCATGTTCACGGCCGCCCGCGGCCCGGCGCGCATTGTCGTGGCCGGCCTCGCCTCCGTCATCAAGAGCGCCTTGACCGGGCCCGATGGCGCGTCCTGGGCCCCGGGCCGGATCATGGGCTTTGGCGTCTTCTGCACCGGTCAGTGTCTGGTGATCAGGGCGGCGCAGGCGGTGCTGGCCAAGGCGCCGGGGGTGGGGGACTGGGTTACGTTCTTCAGTGGCGTGTCGGCGTTCGAGGCGGCGATTTCGGCGACGGCCATCGGCTTGGTTCTGGGTATGGCCCCGGCTGACCCTGGAGGGCGTTGGTGGGCCAAAGAGGCTTCGCCGCCGCCACCCCCACGCCCTGATTCCCGGCCGTAG